GTTGGTCAAGACTACCCCAACAACGGAATAACCTTTGCTAGTGAAGGGATATGGCGGGTAAACCTATCCATATCAATTAGCTTTACAGCTGAGAACTCGGGGCGTACCATGAACATAAGGTTCTGGAATGCTACTAAAGGCGAGCTTATTGGCGATGAATCTACCATATTCGCAGCTAGAGATGTTGATGGCTCTAGTTTCAGTGTAAGCAGACTGATAGAGGTACTAGACACAGCCGAAGGCGATTTGGTGCAAGTACAAGTTTCAAGTGGGGATGGCTTTACAAGCGTCCAATACTTAGATGGTGTTTTTGATGTAAACAACGTATCCGAATATAAGGGTACACTTTAGGAGAATAATATGTCTACCAACTTACCAACATACACTCTGAACGCTAGTGTGGTCACTTCTAGAGAATCAGAAGTTCCAGCAGCAGACTTCGATGGTGGTGTGAACAAGGGCGGTTCAAACGCTCCTGGTATCGGGATTAATACTGGCTTCATTAACCCTAAGCTGTCTGACTGGTCAGTTCTTGACCAAGCAGAGGCTGCTCGTGACCCACAGTTATCCATGCACATTGGTGGTGACGGTACGTTTGATGGTGGTCTCGGTGTAACTATCAAAGCAGTACAAGGTGCAGATGTGAACGATACACTTGCCTTCGGTGTTGCTGACCAACAAGCTGTTGCAGATGCTATCTACGACACATCTTCTGGTGCGCTTAATAAGACTGGTAAAACTGTCGAGATAGGTGAGCGTCTCTGGGGACCGATACCCGCAGTCTAGTAGCTTTTCTGTGAGGTGAGTGGTATACTAACCACTCATCCACCAACACTAGGAAAGCGATATGCAACAAGCAGAGTACGACATTGATGATTTTGACAGCAGACAACAGAGTAAGGCAGACGAGAAGTTACTTGTCAAGTTTTACCTAAAGTCTGTAAAGAATCTGGTAGCCTCCTCCGCTGAGGGGAGACCAATGTACAGAGAAGTTGAGTACATTGACATTAAGATTCCAGGTCAACGAGATAGCGTAGCACGTCCAGCAAGCCCAAGGGACAAGAATAGGTTTCCAAGGCATTACGAAGCGTTCAAGCAACGTGTAGAATTACCAGTAGATGGAACACCACTGTCTGAGTGGGCAGCAGTTAGCCGAAGCATGGCAGACCAGTTCGCCTTTGAGAATATTAAGACAGTAGAGCAACTGGCAGACGTAGCAGATAACCTACTCCACAGAGTTCAGGGGGCAGGAATATTAAAGCAGAAAGCCAAAGACTGGCTAGAAGCAGCTAAGGGCGATTCCATACTAAGCCAGTTACGAGATGGGTTGGTTGAACGTGACGAAACTATTGAAGAACAGAAGGGTCAAATAGAGCAACTGTTTAGCAGACTAGAAGCCCTAGAATCAACAAAAGAGGATTAGTAATGACTACAACTTCCGCAATTTCCGTTACAGCAATAATGAATAGGGTGGCTGCGGAAGTTGGTCTAGAGACTAACCCAGACCCACTGAGCAGTAACGACCAACACTTTAAGCAGATGCAGTTCTTACTACAGACTTGTGGTGAGGAGCTGTGTTTAGCCTACCCTTGGGAATTCCTAAACGGAAGCCACCAAATAATAACAGCAGCAATAGACACTGGGGAGTATGACCTCCCTAGTGACTTCCATTATATGATCCCCCAAACTGGGTGGGAACGGGCTAGTAACCTACCCATCAGCGGACCATTGAGTCCTCAGGATTGGGCGTATATGTTAGGTAGGGAATTGACTAACCAAGTAGTATACGTGAGCTTCCGCCTACGTGATGGTAGCTTCAACATACTACCTCAACCAGTACCCGCAGGACTAGACATACACTTTGAATACCAACGTAAAACTTGGGTTGAAGATATGGACACAGGCATAGCAGTTCCTAGTGACCAAGTATTGTCAGGCTCTGATGTAGTTATGTTTGACAGAACACTAATAACCCGTATGCTCAAGTTAAAGTGGTTAGAGTCCAAGGGCTTTGACACCTCTAAGTCGCAGGATGACTTTAACCAAGTGTTCGGGTTCTTAACGGGCAAGGATAAGTCAGCTGAGGTGCTGAGTGCTGGAGGTAAGTGGGGTTCTTCCTACTTAAATGATAGCAACATCCCAGTAACAGGGTTCGGTCAGTAATGGCTATTAGAACTAAAGGCAGAAATGCTGTAGCTCAGCAACAGACTATTCAGGCTGCGAGAATACCCGCACCCACTAAAGGGATGGACGCCAGGAGCGCAGTAGGGGCAATGTCCCCCGACAACTGTATTTACACCTATAACCTCATCCCTGCTGAGTATGGACTACACTTGAGGAATGGGTCTAGAGAGTGGCAGATAGATGTTATCTCTGCTACTAGCTATGGAATAAAGACCTTAATGGTGTTTGATGGTATCATCACTAGCCTAACAGATGACAGACTATTTGCCGTAACCAATGAAGGTATTTGGGATGTAACTGTCGAAGGAGGTACACCCTCCCTTGAGATTGCATTTACCAGAGACGTTACAGAAGCGGCTGGACACGGAGTATATGCTCACTACATAGAAGAATCAGGTGCTCAGTTTGTACTGTATGCAGACAGCCGTAATGGGTTGTACGAGTATGACATATCACTTGACACGTGGGCTGAGGCTACAGGAATAACTGGTCCAGACCTTACCAAGGTTGCCTATGTGGTTGTTCACAAACAACGACTATGGTTAATTGAAGATGGTGCTACGTCTGCATGGTACTTACCAATAGCGAGCAGGAAGGGTACTGCGATTGAGTTCTTCTTTGGCTCTAAGTTCCCACATGGGGGTAAGTTAGTTTCCCTCATTAACTGGTCAGTGGATGGTGGTAGTGGCTTAGACGACTACCTAGTAGCTGTGAGCAGTAGTGGTGATGTAATCCCATACCAAGGTGCAGACCCCTCCTCTGTGGAAGACAGTACATCCTCTGGGTGGGCTGTGCGTGGTTCTTACTATATAGGTAGGATACCCGCAGGTAGGAGATTCTTTAGTGAGTATAGCGGTGAGCTATACATACTATCAGCCTTTGGTATAATCTCAATGAGTGACCTACTAAACGGGGTTGACTCTAAGAGTACCTCAGCCACTAGTTTGGCTTATCCAATAGCTAGGCTGCTACGTGACAGATTAGACCTAACAAGCGAGATACGGGGGTGGGAAATAACCTTCCTCCCAAGCCAAGGGGACTTGATGGTACTGTCCCCCAAGCACGTCCTCACTGGGGCAGACATACAATATACAATGAGCCTCTCTGTAGAGGGGTGGGGTTTGTGGCGTGGTGTTCCTATGGACTGTGTTACTGAATGGAGTGGTAAAACCTACTTCGGTACTGCAGATGGTCGTATATGTGTAATGGACGTACATAAAGACAATGTCCTGTTGGACACCGCCTCCCCAGACCAAGGTGGTGTTCCCGTGGAATACTCACTACTAACTTCCTACACCGACTTAGGTTCTCAGGGGCAGTTTAAAAAGGCACAGTTAGTAAGACCAGACTTCTTAGCGAACAGTATACCGAGCTTTAGTGCCAAGGTGTTCTACGACTATGACATTACAGAGAAGATATTTAATGTTGACCACACCATATACACAGATAATGATAAGTGGGACATCAGTTCTTGGGATGCAGCCGTATGGGGTAGTACAGACCTAGAGGGTTACAACACAGTTCAGGGTCAGTTGGGTGTGGGGAGGACGTTAGCAATAGCCCTCCGTGGTGATTCTAGCGAGCGTACAAGATTGGTCTCCTTTGACCTGTCATGGACTGTAGGTGGCATACTGTGAATCTACACTACACCCCCATAACGGGTGACAGTTGGTTATGGATTAAAAACCGAGTGCCAGTGCTTGCCGTGGAGGATTCTTGTGGTATAGTAGCCGTTAAAGCTGGTAGAATTTACGTAGGGGCGTGTGTTATGGATACATGGACTCCTAACAGTGTGACCTGTACGTTTGTGATAGAAAACCCTATGGTTTTACGGGGTGGTTTCTTGAATGCTTGCTGTTCATACATATTTGAAGAGCGTGGAAGGAATTTGGCTTATGTACAAGTAGCGGAAAACAACCCAAAATCACTTAAATTCGTTAAGCACATAGGATTTGAGGAAAAGTGTAGGTTAGAGAACACTTTTAAAGATGGGGTTGGTTGTGTTATACTTGAACTTAAGAAAGAGAATTGTAAATACTTATTAGATGAGGTGGCGTAATGGGTAAAGGTAGTGATGCCCCAGATGTAACAGGTGCAGCGGAGACGGAAGGTGAATATAGCCGTGAAACCGCCCGTGATGTAACCTATGCAGACAGACCAGACCAAGTAAATCCGTTTGGTTCAGTGCAGTGGGGTACGGAACAGGTAGTTGACCCCGCCACTGGTGAGATGGTGACTAAATGGACACAGAACCAGAGCTTAAATCCAGCATTGCAGGGGACGGTAGATACCTCCCTTGGTATGATGCAAGGTAGGGCAGACTTAGCCAATACGCTGAACCAACGAGCTATTGGTGATATGAGCCAAGCCCCTGACTGGCAACAGTTCGGTGATGTGGTTGGCTTTGACCCTGCACAGCAGCGACAAGCCGCTGAGGATGCAGCTTACCAGAAGTCCACCAGTAGGTTAGACCCTAGGTTCAGTCAACGGTCTAGTGACCTTGAAATCAAGTTACGTAACCAAGGGCTACGACCTGGCGATCAAGCATACGATGCTCAGATGTCTAGCTTTGGTAATGAGCGTAATGATGCTTACGAACAAGCTAGGTTAGGTTCGGTCAGCCAAGGTAGGGATGAGTTTGGAGTTGCCATGCAGGGCAATGAACGAGCCAATGCTCTACGTGACCAACAGATACAAGAATACTTATCCAAGCGTGGGTTTAGCTTGGCAGAAGCAGACCAAGTACAGCAAGGGCAGACAGTAGGTGACCTTGCTGGATTAGCCTCAGGAGGTTAGTATGTTATTTCAACCATTTAATAAAGCTACACGGAGAGAAACTCCAGGCTTCCTAGACGCAGAGATTAGTCAAGCTAAGTTTGAGGATGCCGCCAACCAACAGAAGAATGCACTGATGAGCCAGAACGCTATTGGTGGAGCTAGTCTGTATAACGAATCAATGGGTGACGCAAGCCCAATTGCCGACTATATGTTCGGTGAAACCCCCGCAGCAGCCGGAGGTGTAGAGGCAGCATCCCCTACAGGAGCAGAACTCTTTGGTTCAGCCGCACCAATAGCGGAAGCCGCTCCACTGGCAGGTGAATCACTAGCTGGAATGGGTGCTGTAGATGCTATATCTGCCCCCATAGCGGGTGAAGTAGCAGGTCTTACAGGTGCAGCAGCCGCTCCAGTAGCAGCCGAGGCAGCCGCAGGAGCTGGAGCAGCCGCAGGAGCTGGAGGCAGTGGTGCTCTTGCATCAATGGGACCTTATGGTTGGGCAGCACTGGCAGCTATGGCGTTACTCAACTCATGAGTGGTCGTGAGGTGGCGATGGCTAACGCACTTAGAAGACAACAACATGAAGACCAGTATGGTCGTGACCCCAACAACACCCAGTATGTAATGGATATGTTGTCTGGTGAACAGGCACAGAGAGATACAGCCCATTGGGGTAAGGATAAGGGTGGTCTTATGGGTACACTCGCTAGGGGTCAGGAAAAGATACCTAATCCTGGAGACCTTCTTAACATATTTTAGGTGGAATTATGGAACCAAATCTAGAGATACTACAACGGGCAGCCCTGCAGAATGCACAGGCTACTCAGCAGCTACAGGGGCTAGACGAGCAGTATGGTCGTGCCGAGGCGTTGAGAGATAGACCAATGACTCAGGCGAACCAGTATGGTACAGTCTCCCCCCTAGCACTTATGGCTGATGTTATAGGTAAGTCTAAGGGTCGTATGGATATGCGTACTCTAGAGCCACAGAGAAGCAGTACTCGTAACCAAATTGGAACTACTGCTGGACAACTGGCAGGTGACAAACTAAGAATGTCCCTAGCTAAAGAAGGTAGGGATGTGGTTAAGCACGAGGATGACCTGAAGGGTAGTAAGTTACGCAGAGCTGTTAGACAGAGAGGCATAGACCGTATGCAGGGTGAGGCAGATAAGTGGGTAATTCCTGGTGATAAGGATGCTCCTCCAATACCAGTAGGTCATGACGAGTTTAACAAGCCGTACACACTAGATGAGAACAACAACCCAGTACCAGTTCCAGAGGGCTATGTTCCTGCTGACAGTGGTTATGGTTCTGGTGGACGTGGTGGTAGGCAGTTCGGTAAGGCTTACACCTATGGTCAGTCTAAGGACATTGCCAAACAGATTAGTAATACTGTAAACACCACGAGGACAGCACAGAACTTTGACCCCTCCTTCGCTAAGCCTATTGGGGAACTACCTACAGAGTTTGTAGCGAATCTTGGTACAGCAATGGCTCGTAATGACTTGACTAAGTACATAGACAAGGATATGGACCAAGGAACTAAGGACGCTATGCAGTGGTGGGCTAACTGGAGGATGTTATACACCCTCCCTGAGCGGAATGCTGCCTTTGGTGCTACCCTAACCCCGAATGAATTACAGGCTTGGAAAGAGGCTGAGGCGGTTACTCCTGGAATGGATGCTGCTGAGATACAGAAGCGGGTTGACACACTAACCAGAATAGCTAAAGAGAACATGATGCGCCAAGCCAATGTACAGATGGCTGACCCACTGGACTCCAATAGGAACTACTGGATTCGTGGGCTAGACCAGAGTGGTATGTTTGACTTTAACTCTGATGATAAGGTGTTCTCTGTTAGGGGTACGATTCCAGACCAATCCCCAGATGGGGTTGACCAAGCATCCTGGGATGACCTAGATGCAGATGAACGTAAGTATTATATGGACAATATGTTATGAGTTTAAAAGAAGACATAGCAGCTCATAAGGCAGCTTCTTCTCCTGCAAAACCAAATGCTTTAAAGGAGCAGATTGCCCAGAGAAGAGCACAGACTGAAGCAGATGCTGAGTTTGACAAGCAGTTACTTGCCTCCCCTACGGAGGGGATGAGTACACCTGCCAAGCTCGGTGCAGGGTTCATCAGTGGGCTGATGAATGTTGGTCAGGGTGTGGGTAATATGATGGGCTTAGTTGGTGATGAAACCATTACGGAGCGTAAGGGGTTAGAAGCCCCACTGAGTGATACCACAGCAGGGTCTATTG